GCAAGAGGAACTGGCGGTGCAAACGGTTTTGTTAAGTACGACCATTATTACGATGCTTTGACATTTGGTACATCAAGTGCAGAACGCGCCCGCATCGACTCCAGCGGTAACTTGCTGGTGGGGAAAACGGCAACCACATTTAGTGCGGCTGGGTCTTACTTGGCCCCGAGTGGGAAAGGTGTTTTTACTGTTGATGCTGACGAAGTGTTATTGGTCAACAGGCTGACAAATGACGGAAACCTTATCCGTTTCTATCAGGCAGGTACTGAAGAGGGAAACATCTCTGTTTCTGGTTCAACCGTGTCATACAACGGTGGTCACTTATCTCGCTGGGCGCAAACCACCACAGACAAAGACGAATCGTTGGTCAAAGGTACTGTCTTGTCTAACTTGGATGAGATGAACGTCTACACAGACGCTGAAGGCAATCCTGTTGCCAATGAACAGCTTAACAAGGTCAAGGTTTCTGACATTGAAGGCGATGCCAATGTTGCTGGTGTGTTCGTGAACTGGTCACACGATGATGCTCATAACGTAGACGAAATCAATATGGCAATGACAGGCGACATGATTATTCGTATCGCTCAAGGAACTACTGTTGCCCGTGGTGATTTGTTGATGTCAGCTGGTGACGGAACTGCAAAGCCTCAAGGTGACGATATTGTTCGTGCCAAGACAATCGCCAAAGTAACTTCAAACCATGTCACTTGCACATACGAAGATGGTTCTTACTGTGTGCCTTGTGTGTTGATGGCTTGCTAAAAGGAAATATATGACAACAATCACATGGAAAATCAATAACCTAGAACGCCAAACCTCTGATGGTCTTGTAACAGTAGTGCATTGGAGTGCTACTGCCGTAGATGGCGACTTTGGAGCCTCTATCGTTAACACACAAGCCCTAGAGCGTGGTGACTCTTTTGTTTCCTACGACACCCTGACACAAGAGACTGTATTGGGATGGTTGTGGGGTAAGGTGGATAAAGCTACCGTAGAGGCTGCTTTAGAGGCTCAGATTGAGGCTCAGAAGGCCCCTGTGACAGCTTCAGGCTTGCCTTGGGGTGAGTAATGACTAACCACCAGACAGAAACAGTTACAGCGGTTGCAACGAAGGTTGCGCCACCTGTGACCGTATCTCTTGCAACAGTTGCTGGCTATCAGGTCAGCGAGATTGTCCTTTGGGCAACCTTGATCTATACCGTGTTGATGATTTGCCATAAGGTGTATCAGATTTACAAAGAGGTAAGGTCAGAATAATGTGGACCCGATTTCTGCCATGCTCATGCTGTCAAGCGCACTCAAGGGCATACGCTCTTGCTGTGAGATGCTGTCAGAAGGCAAAGCAGAGATTCAGCGCATTAAGAAAGGCGTTGAGGACGCAAAGGCTATCGTCAAGGATGTCTCTGGCTTCTTTGCGTGGATTAAGTCATTGTTTGGTGGCTCAAGTGATGAGCCTGTCAAAGCAGTTGAAGCCAAATCTGTAAAGGCTAAGAAGGACGAATATGTTGACTACATTCCTGACGAAGATGCAATCATTGACCAATTCATTAAGCACGTTGGTGACTTCTTTAAGGCGCAGGCTTATCTCGTTGCTTACAAAGAAGACCTAGAGCGTAAGGTGTTTGGTAGCACTTATGGTGACAACAACATTGGTGCTTTGGAATTGATCTCGATTGAGACTAAGCTGGTGAAGTGTGGTGCAGAGCTTAGAGAGTTGATGAATGAAGCACCAGCGCAGCTCGGTCCTTTGTATAGTCGTTACAAGGTGATGTATTCCAAGATTCTGGATGAGCAGAAGAAGGCAAGGGAAAGGGAAAGACGAAACGAAAAGCAAAAGCGTATTGACAAGATCAAGACCGAAAACGACAGGGTTGATCGTTGTGTGCCACATTGGGTTACGCTTGGGCTAATCATCATCTTTTGGGTGTTTGTATGGCTAATATCGCAGAGTACGATGCAAAAATCTACTTTTGGGGCATGGTCTTATTCGCAACAGTCAGCTTCATTGCCCTTCCAGCCGTTGCCTTTATCTATCTTGACAACAAGATTCTCAGTGAGCAAGTCAAGGCAGACAGGCGTAAAACTGAGCAACTGAAACAGAAACTTGAAGAGCAATTGAAAGGGAATAAAGATGGCAATGACAAGAAGCGAGATGGAAATACTGATTAAGAAGCGTGCTGCTATCTTGCTCATCATCCTTGCTGCTTTGGTAGCGATTAACAGTTTCTTTAAGGATGGAAACTCTGGTCGCATTATGAAGGACATCATTGCTGCTAACAATCAATGGGCTTGGTATCAAGCCAAGAACGTCAGGGCTGCCATTTACAAGACAACGGCTGACCTAGTGGATGACAAGAAGTTGTCTCAGCACTACCACTCAGAAGCAAAGCGCATGAACGATGACATGGATGCCATTAAGGGCATGGCTTTGGCTTTAGAGGCAGAGCAAAAAGCCTTGTCTGCCAAGTCTCCTTATTACACCTACTCAGCCATGCTGATGCAGTTGGGCTTGGTGCTGTCTACCGCTGCAATCCTTGCTGTGTCCATGCCTTTGTTTTACGCTGCTGTGGCTGTTGGCTCGTCAGGCGTTGTCTTGTTTGTTATTGCTTTAGGGGTCTAATATGCTGCCAGTCGTAATGTCAATCGTTAATGGCTTGATCGCCAACAACATGCCAAAGGTGGCTGATGCCGTGATTGAGAAGGGCGTTGACTATGTGCAGGAGAAGATGGGTATTACTCTAAAGCCTGAGCACGAAGCCACCAAAGAGGATTATGAGAAGTGGAACGCTGAAGCTGCAAAGCATGAAGAGTTTATGGCAGAGCTGGATGAGAAGTCGCGCCAGCGTGCCACAGACATGCAGATGAAGGCAATGGAATCTGATGACCCATTAGTGCGTCGATTCATTTACTACTTCATTTCTGTCTGGTCACTATTTGCAATTGTTTTCATCCCATGCCTGATATGGGCTCCTATTCCTGATTCTGGTCAGCGTTACGCAGACACGATTCTTGGTTACGTTATGGGAACAATCGTTACCTCGATGTTTGCCTTCTTGCTTGGTTCTAGCCAAGGTTCACGCATGAAAGACAAAAAATGACACCTACACGCGAGATGCTGGTCGCTGTCAAGATCAAAGACCCTGACAAGTGGCTTGAGGTAATTAAGAACACATGCGCTGAGTTCGAGATCAATACGCCAGAGCGTATTGCGTCATTCTTAGCGCAAACAGCGCATGAGTCTGCTGGTTACACGATGATGGAAGAAAATTTGAATTATTCTGACGTCACGCTTGCTGCTGTTTGGTCTAACAGGTTTGCCGTTAAGAACCCTGATGGCAAGTACAAGCTGGATGAGAAAGGCAAGAAGATTCCTAATGCCTTTGCCAAGCAGCTACACCGTAAGCCTGAACTAATCGCCAATGTCGTGTACTCAAACCGTATGGGTAACGGCACTATTGAGTCAGGTGAGGGGTGGTTGTACAGGGGAAGAGGTCTGAAACAATTGACTGGCAAGGACAATGTGACCCGTTGCGGGGCAGCATTGGGAGTTGACTTCGTGAGCAACCCAGACCTATTGCTTGAGCCTAACAATGCTGCCCGTAGTGCTGGATGGTTCTGGAAGGTTAACAAATTGGCTGACTTTGCCGACAAAGAGGACATCAAGGGCATGACAGTCAAGATCAATGGCGGCTTGATTGGCTACGACCAGCGCAAGGCGCTTTACGATGCTTGCATTACGGTGTGTCGCGCACAAGGTTAATTGAGCGAAAATATGGTCTATGGCTACAAACTTCGATCAACAGCTAGAGACTCCACCAGTCCCTGACCTGCCTAATCCGCAGGACAGATATGATCGCTTGACGGTAGCGCAGACCAATGCAGGGCTGAGAACCTTCTTTTTACGGCTTAGGAACGTCTTTCAGGCGCTTCTAGGACCTAGAGGTGGCAAGTACATCAACAAGCCTTATGGCGCGTTTCAGGACTCCACAGACCAGACCGCAGCCAACACCACGACTGCCTATGTTGTCACGTTTGACACGACAGACTTCAGCAATGGCGTGACGCTCTCCAACAGTTCAAGGCTTAATGTCTCGCAGGACGGTCTTTATAACCTTGAGTTCTCAATCCAGTTCAAGAACACCACAAACGACACGCAGGAGGTGGACGTCTGGTTTCGCAAGAACGGTACGAACATTGACAGATCAAACAGTCGCTTTGGTATGCAAGCCCGTAAGAGTTCTGGCGACCCTGCTCACATGATTGCAGCAATCAACTTCTATGTTGACATGCTGTCTGGTGACTATGTGGAAATAATGTGGCGTCCTTCAGACACAGGTGTTTCAATTGAGCATTACGGCACAAGCACGACACCGACACGACCTGCTGTTCCCTCAATCATTGCCACGCTTACCTATGTGTCCAATCTTTCAGCATAATTGACCTATGGCACTCATTCCTCTCAAAATCCCTGCTGGTGTTTACCGTAACGGTACTGAGTACCAGTCTCAGGGGCGGTACTTTGACTCGAACCTAGTTCGCTGGTTTGAGGGGACTTTGCGTCCTTTGGGCGGGTGGCGCAAAAGGTCGAACAGCCAAATGACAGGCTCATGCCGTGGGCTGATTACTTGGCGTGACAACTCAGCAGATCGCTGGATTGCGGCTGGCACGCACTCAAAGCTCTATGCCATGAACGAGGCGGGAACGCTTAAAGACATCACGCCTACGACATTCACAACTGGCATTGCTGACGCTGCCACGAAGACAGGTTATGGCTACTCCACCTACGGGTCTTATGCCTTCGGTGTGGCGCGTCCAGACAACGGTTCTGTGACACCAGCAACGACTTGGACGATGGACACTTGGGGTGAATATCTGGTGGCTTGCTCGTCTGCTGACGGTCAGCTTTTGGAGTGGCAGCTAGGCTTCTCAAGCCCCACGAAGGCAGTTGCAATCACTAACGCACCGACTTCATGCGCTGGCGTGATGACCACGGCTGAACGCTTTGTTTTTGCTTTAGGTGCTAGTGGTAACCCTAGAATGGTCAAGTGGTGCGATCAAGAAAACAACACAGTCTGGACACCATCAGCCACCAATCAGGCTGGTGACTTTGAGCTGCAAACAGTTGGCTCATTAAAGACAGGAAAGCGCGTCAGGGGCATTAACTTGCTGTTTACTGACGTAGATGTCCATGTCTCGACATACATTGGCTTGCCTTACGTCTACTCGTTTGAGAAGGCTGGTTCAGGCTGTGGCGTGATCTCGTCTCAGGCTGTTGGCGCGATTGACACGGCTGCGATCTGGATGTCTCGTTCAGGTTTCTGGATTTATGACGGTTACGTCAAGCCTCTGGTTTCTGACGTTGGTGATTACGTCTTCCAGAACATGAATTACAACCAATGTTCTAAAGTCTATGCAGTCCACAACTCAAAGTATGGTGAGCTGACTTGGTTCTATCCTTCCTCACAGTCCAACGAAAACGACTCGTATGTGACCTATAACTACCGTGAGAATCATTGGTCTATTGGCTCGATGGCTCGGACTGCTGGAACTGACCGAGGCGTTTTCCTTGACCCGTTGATGGTGTCTTCTGACGGGTACATCTATGAGCACGAGGTTGGCTATAACTACGATGGCTCGACACCTTATGCCGAGACTGGACCGTTGCAGATTGGTAACGGTGACAACATCATGGCTGTGCGTCAGGTTCTGCCAGATGAGCAGACTTTAGGCGAGGTTGTGGTGTCCTTCAAAACTCGGATGTACCCGACCTCTGATGAGACTACTTACGGTCCATATACCGCAGCGCAGCCGACAGATGTGCGTTTCTCTGCCCGTCAGGTCAAGGTTCGCTACACAGGTGCTGTGTTGGCTGATTGGCGTGTTGGCGTAAATCGTTTGGATGCTGTGGCGTCTGGTCAGAGGTGATGTGCCAAAGGCTTGACGTAGGCTTAGAATTGAGTCAAGAGAAAACAAGCAAAGTCCCAGTCATCATCCGCGATGACTACACGGTCTACTTGGAGCTGTTTGAAAATCGTTTATGGTTTCATACGGACGTTCACAAATGGACCGCAGACACCAAAAGACGCTACAAAACAGACCTGACTTGTTTAGAGAGTTTGGTCAGCCGACCTATGTTTGCTCTGATACCTGAGACAAACACGAAGCTGGAGAAGTTCGCTAAGACTTTTCGGTGGGTAAAGAAGGCTGAGATAGTTTGTTTGGATGGCTCAAAAGCCAGCATCTATTCCTCAAAGGAATAAAAGGAGTCTGATATGGGTGGCGTTGTAAGCGATGTAGTTGGTGGGGTTGGCGATCTAGTTGGCGGTGCAGTTGATGCTGTTGGCGATGTTGCTGGCTCTGATTTAGGCAAGGCTGCATTGCTTGCTGGCGGTGCTTACTTAGCTGCACCTTCCTTGTTTGGTGCTAGTGCCGCTGGTGGTGGTTTAGGCTTAACAGGCGTTGACGCTGCAATGGCTGACTTAGCGGCTGGAAGCTCAGGATTCGGTGCTGCTGGCGGTGGAATCCTTGGCGGCATAGGTGGCGCTCTAGGCGGTCTATCAACAGGTCAAATGCTTGGCTTAGGCGCAGGTGCTTTGGCTTTAGGTGGTGGTCTAGGCAACAAGCCAACATCAAGCACCACCACCTCATCAATTGACCCTGAGATGAAGGCTGCTTATCTGCGTAACTTACAAGAAGCGCGTGCCACGGCTGCTGGCTTGGGTGAAAAGCAATTGGCTGACTTTACGGCTCAATACGGCACAGCAGAGCAGCAATTGGAAAGCCTTGGATTAGGTGGTGCAGGTCAGCGCACCACGAATGAAGCAGCTCGATTGGCAATGCTTGAGGCTGGCTTTACGCCACAAATGGCATCGCAATACATGTCTGCTTACCAAAACCCTTACGAGCAACAAGTTGTGCAAGGTGCTTTAGGTGACATTGAGCGTCAGCGTCAAGTCAGCCAGCAAGCGCAGCAAGCTAGAGCATCTGCTGCCAGAGCTTTTGGCGGCTCGCGTCAAGCAGTTGCTGAAGCCTTGGCAAATGAAGACTACACCCGTCAGGCTGCTAACACAGCAGCTCAGTTACGCTCGCAAGGCTTCACAACTGCTGCACAACTTGCACAGCAAGATGCCACAAGAGCTTTGCAAGGTGCTGGCATTCGTCAGGCTGCTATTGGTCAGCTTGGTGCTTTGGGCGCACAACAGCAAAACCTTGGCATTACAGGCGCACAAGCCGTAATGAATGCACAACAACAGCGTCAAGCCTTGGCACAAGCCAGACTCGATGCTGCTCGTAACTTGGAGCTTGAGCGTCTTGGCATTCGTCAAGGTGCTTTAGGCTTGCAACCTGCAAACCTTGGCGGCTCACAGACATCACCGATCTACCGAAACACAGGTGCATCAGCATTGGGCGGTGCATTGTCTGGCGGTATGTTGGGTAACTTGATTGGTGGCTCGACAGGTGCTGCATACGGTGCTTTAGGTGGCGGTTTATTGGGTTTGCTGTAAGGGGTAAATGATGGCAACAATGCAAGACTTTGGCGGTTTACTCTTTGGTCAGGGTGGCTCAGGACTCGAAGAGTACCTGACACCTGCACAGACACAAGGCATTCAGAACCAAGCAATGCTGCAAGCTGCTGCTGCCTTGCTGTCTGCTGGTGGTCCTAGTGCGCGTCCAGTATCTTTAGGTCAGGCTCTTGGTGGCGCTTTACAGGCTGGTGCTACTGGTTACGCTCAGGCGCAGCAGGGTGCTGTGGCTAATCTGTTGGCTGGTCAAAAGCTAGAAGAGTCTCAAACTCGTAAGAACTTACAAAGAATTTTGCTTGGTGGAGGCGCTGCACCTCAAGCAGAACAAGCTCCACAAGTTGCACAACAACCAGCAGAACCTGTCAGCGGAATTGACTTAGGTGGTCGCGGTGCAGCTCCTGACACGATGCTTGGTCAAGGTGAATATACACCTGCACCAGTTACAGCAGCACCTGCACCAGTAAGACAGTCAACTGCTGCTGGTGGCATGTTTTCTCGTTTGACGCCAGAGCAAAGAGTCTTGGCTGCTTACGACCCAACAACAATGCTGCCTAAGATTCTTGAGGAAGAATTAAAGCGTGAGAGCTTCAACATTCTTACGCCACAGCAAGTTGCTGCAATGGGATTGCCAAGCGAAGGCACATATCAGCAAAACACTAGAACTGGTCAGGTGACTGCCGTAAGTTCACCTGAAGCAACTCCGAATGAAATTCGTTTGCTCAAGGCTGCTGGTATGCCAGTTACGTTGCAAAACATTCTTGCAATTCGTCGCTCTGGTGCTATTAACGTCAACATGGGTGAAGGTCAAAAGGGCTTTGAGAACGAATCAAAGCTCAAGTCAATGTTCTCTAGTGAGCCAATTTACAAAGACTTCAATGACATGCAATCTGCTTACAAGCAGGTGCAATCTTCATTGAAGCAAGAGAATCCAATCGGTGATGTTGCCGCTGCTACCAAGCTAATGAAGCTCTTGGACCCTGGCTCTGTGGTGCGTGAATCTGAACTTGGTATCGCAATGGCTGCAACTGGCAAGATGGATAGATTGCAGAACTATGTGCAGAACTGGGCTAACGGAACTAAGCTCACATCGACACAACGTCAAGACTTCCAAAACCTTGCCAATGAGCTTTATGCTGCTGCTGCTCAGACATACAACATGAAGCGTCAGGAATTTATTGACTTCGGGTCAAGGTACAACCTTGACGCAAATAAAGCTCTTGGCGCACCTGCAACTGTTCCATCTGTAATGAGAAACTCAGGTGCATTAGGTGGGGCTGGTGGCGCTCAAGAAGGTCAGCCACAACGACTGCCTTTGAGCATTATTTTCAAATAAGGAATTGAGATCATGGACGGTCTACAAAGCAAAATCTCTGAGGCTCGCAAGGCTGGTTATGGTGACGATGAGATCGTTCAGTTCTTGTCGCAGATGCCTGATGTTGGACCTAAAGTCAATGAGGCTTTAGCAAACCAATATCAGCCAAATGAAATCCTGAAGTTCTTGTCTACTCAGAAGTCTGCTGCTTACGAGCAAGGCGCGAAGAAGCCAACGGCAGAGAAGGCTTTAATCAGCGCATTGCAAGGACCAACCTTCGGATTCCTCGATGAGCTTGCTGGCGCTATCTCTGCACCAGTTAAAGCCGTTGTGGAAGGAAAGCCATTGGCTCAGGCTTACCGTGAAGGTCGTGACATTGTTCGCGGTGCTGCTGAGTCATACGAAAAAGAATCACCTCTCATGTCTACCGCTGGACAGGTGGCTGCTTCTTTGCCATTCATGGCTACTCAAGGCATCTCCAAAGGCGTGCAAGCTGTTGGCAAGATGGCAGAGCCTTATGTCGGTCCAGCCATTGCAAGCGCTGGTCGTTACCTAACGGCTGCACCTGCTGCTGGTCAAGTCATGGGTATGGGTCAACGCATTGCACAGGCTGGCGCTGCTGGTGCTGGTTATGGCGCTTTAGGTGGTCTTGGTGGCAGCGAAGCTGAGAGCATTAGTGGAATCACCAAAGATGTACTGACAAGCGCAGCGACAGGAGCAGGTCTTGGTGCTGTTACGCAACCCGTTGCGTCAGTTCTTGGAGCTACTGGTCAAAACATCCTTGGTCGTGTATCTGACAAGGCTGCTGGTCGCTACGCAGAGCAAAAGGTTGCTGAAGCCTTGCTGCGTGACACGCCACCAGACTTGCTGCAAAGCGCTTTAGGCATGGCTCAGGCTCGTATGGGTAAGCTAGGCGCTGAGGCTCGTATTGCTGACGTTGGCGGTGCAAGCACCAAGCAGTTGCTCGATACCGTTGCAACGCTGTCTGGTGAGACAAAACAGGCTTTGGAGCGTGCTATTCGTGAGCGTCAGGCTGGTCGTGCAGGTCGCTTGATGGAAGCTGCTGACACAGCTTTAGGCACTAAGGGCGCAGACTTCCTTGGAAGCCTTGAGGCTTTTAATACACAGCGTCAGATCGCATCGCGTCCTTTCTACGATGTGATTGACAAGGCTGTCGTGACAGTTGACAACGACTTGATGAATGTCTTGAATCGCTCGGAGAAGCTGCAAGGCGCTGCCGAGTTGCTTTACAAGACAAAGACAGGTCAGACACTTGACTTGTCTAAGCTCAAGGTTGGCGAGCAAGTTCCAATGAACGTGCTTGACACCTTGAAGCAGTCTCTTTATGACTCAGCTCAGACTTTGAAGCAGTCAGGAAGCAGTCAGCAAGCCAACGCTTACGACGATGTGCGTAAGAATCTGATGTCTTTGCTTGAGGCTAAATCTCCAAAAGTTGGCGGTCAATCTGCTTACGGTCAAGCCATGAAGACTTGGGCAGGTCCATCACAGATGATGGATGCTGCTGAAGCTGGTCGCAAGTCAATGACTGGTGACATTATGGACATTAAGCAATTGACCAAAGACTTCACACAGTCTGAGGTCGATGCTTACCGCATTGGTGCTTTGCAAGCCTTGCGTCAGAAGACTGGCACAGAGGCTGGTCAGACTTCTTTGCTCAAGATGTGGAAAGAGCCAGCAACGCAAGAGCGTTTGCGTGAAGTGTTTGGCAATGACTACCGTAAGTTCGCGTCAGCCGTTGCAAAAGAGGCTCGCTTGAAGGGCATGGAGTCAGCAGGTCGTGGCTCTCAAACTGCTGCACGCTTGGCTGGTGCTGCTGACTTAGATGTTGCACCATTAGCGCAAGCAGGTCAGGCGATTGCCTCTGGAAGTCCTACTGGCATCTTGACAGGATTGACCAATCTTTATGGTCGCATCCAGACACCTGAGCCAGTTCGCAATGAGATCGGTCAGATTCTTTTGTCTCGTGAGCGTCAAAAGCTCATGGACATGGCGCAAACTATCCAGCGTGTGAACGAAGAGCGTGCTCGCGCTGCTGGTCGCACAGGCTACTTAGGTGGTCAGATTGGGTCTAATATCTCAGGCGGTTTATTGGGACAATAACAACATGGCAGGATTATTATACTATCAAGGATTAAGCTCATTAGGAATTGCTCCTTTTGGACTTCGTAATAGTGGTGATACAGCAAAATCAAAAGGATATTTTGGTCTTTTGCCAAACATTGATGGTGGATTTTCTACTGAGATTTCAAGCGAGTCTGACATTAATGGAAAAAATGTTGAGTATCCACTAATTGTCCCAACGCTAACAAGTGATGAGTTAAGTCATCTTCTATCTAATAAAGAGCCAACAGATGAAATATATCGAAAAGCAGAAGAATATGCTCGTCAGAGATTGCAGCAAGGTTTGAGTCCTTTTGCGTCTCCTAATGAACTTCGTTATCCAGTACCAACTGGACTTTTAGGACCGTAAAAACATGGCAGACAATATTCAAGCAACACCACGCAACCCTTTCCTTGGGTTGCTGTCTGACATAACCAATACTGGTATTGATTGGATGTCAAATGCACAACGTACACAGCAGTTGCAAGGTCTTGCTGGTTTATTGCAATCTACTGGTATTCCTAAGACTGTTGAACGCATGGCTTATGGGGAACCATTAACAAACATTGGTCGCGCTAATGTTCCATTGCTAAAGCCTGAGACAGCAGAGGCATTGATGAATGTTGCACCTCTTATAGGTCCTGCTGCTCGCGGTGCTGGACGGTTGGCTGGTTCTCAGATCAATCGTGCCATGATGGGTGAAGGTGGCTTGCTTGCACCTATTACGCCACAGCCTATGAGAATTGTTCCTAAAGGATATTCAACCGTAACGCCAGAAGTTGAGCAACAAATGGCTAAAGAAGCAGCGGTAAAAGCTAGTCAATCATTAGACCCATATACAAGATCATTACAACAAGGTTACGAACACGGTTGGTATCACGGTGGTACTGGCGACATTACGCAATTTAGAAAAGACCTTTTAGGTGAATCTACTGGTGCAGAAAGCGCTAAAAAAGGATTTTTCTTTGCTCGCGACCCGCAAAATCCTCCAGCATCAATGATGGTTAAATCATCAAATCAAGAATCAATTGATTTGCTTAGAAAACTAGGTATACCAGAAGAAGAAATTGCAAAGCTAAATACTGTTTCAATGGAAGGTCATGGTGCTGAGACTGCATCTGGTTATGCACAAATTGGTGGCTCAAGGCAATACAAAGAAGCAATGAGAAAAGCGCAAGCTGCTGAGAAAAAAGGCAATTGGGATGAGTATGAAAAGCAAACTGTTTTAGCTGAAGACATTGCTATTGGAGATCAAAAATATTTGCAAGATTTAACAGCAAAGTATGGAGATCGTAGAGATGAAATGCTTGCGAACATAAATGATCTTATTTATTCAAAGCAAATTCCTCAAAAAGAGGCTGAAGCATTAGACGCAAAAGTAAAACAATTGATGCCTTATGGCTGGTACAACAGTTATTCAAATCCTCAACTAGAAGGATTAAAAAAAGAGATTGTTAAACTTGCAGGTGACTCAGATGCAAGTAAAGCATTAAAAAGCATTGATGAATTTCAGTCATTAAAGAATGAAAGAGCATTAGCTGAAAAAACGCAAGAAGGTGGAAATGTAATGCCTGTTGCTTTGCGTTATAAAAATCCACTTGTTTATGACTTTGCTGGAAGTACATACAGAGATCAAACTTATGCAGATTTGGTTGACCAAGCAACAAGACAGGGCAATGATGCTGTTATTTTGAAAAATACATTTGACCCTGCTGCTGGTCCTTCAAAACTTGTTGATGTTGGTGTCGTATTTGAACCAAATCAAATTAGGTCAAAATTTGCAGCATTCAATCCTGAAAATATGAACTCAGGAAATATATTGGCTGGCGCTCTTCCATTCAGTCTATTAGCTGATGAAGAAAATAGAAAACAACTTGAAAGTTATGGTTTGCTTGCACCATAAAAAGCAGCCACCAACGGGTCACGCTTAACCTTACGTCTTAGCTGACGCTGTCTTGCAAGCCTGAACTCTCGATGCTCGACTGATTCGTTTGATCTCCACTTGCGCCCCTTCTCCAGCACCGTGAGTGGCTTAGGCTTAACGGCATCAACTCCAATCCCGTAGCGATACACGGCAGCAGGGATGCTGTTGTACTCCACACGCTTCCAAGATTGGATATGCACCAATCCTTCTTTGTGCAGCTTGGAGACAATCAGCCTTGAGCAGCGTATGGTGCAATGCACCACAGCAGCCAGCTCAACGGCTGTGTATCCCTTATCAGTCAACGCTCTGATGATTCTTGGTCTTTGAACTGATCTCATTTTTTGCGTCTTGCGAGTTCTCTGTCCAGATACCATTTCGCCTTCTCTAGGTCAGTCGTAGCATCTTCATGCTTCAAGTCAGCACGCAGCACATACTTGATGACGTTACCTAAGCAGAAGTTCATGTGCTCTGTGATCTCAATCACCTCGATGCCTGACGGGTGCGAGGTGTAGTGCTTGGGGTGATTCACGTTGTCTGTCATGTCATCCTCTATTTGCTTTTTACGCCAGCCTGTCATGGCTCCATCTCCTCACGTTTGACATAGTGACCGCAGTCATCGCATTGCAGGTGCAAGCCATTAGGCGTGACATAGGTAGGTCCACCACATAGGTGGCAGGTTGGCTCATCATCTTCTTCAACT